CTTAAGAAGTCATTTAGACCTGATATTATTTTCATTGATTACCTTAATATATGTGCTTCCTCACGATATCGCGCTGGTAGCAATGTCAATTCATATACGACTGTTAAGGCTATTGCAGAAGAACTTCGAGGATTGGCTGTTGAGGCAAACGTCCCTATCATATCTGCCACGCAGACCACTCGCTCTGGTTATGGTAGCTCTGATGTTGAGCTTACTGACACTAGTGAGTCCTTTGGTCTCCCTGCTACTGCTGATCTTATGTTTGCCCTTATTTCTACTGAGGAACTCGAAGAACTTGGACAGATACTTGTGAAACAGTTGAAGAATCGATATAACGATATCAACATGTATAAGAGATTTGTTGTTGGTATTGATAGAGCTAAGATGAGACTGTACGACTGTGAACAATCGGCACAGGATGACATCCTTGACAATAGTAAGGATGAAGAGTATAGTTATGAGGAAAAACCTAAGAAGACCTTTGAAGGTTTCAAGTTTTAATGTTGAAACTAAACAAGAACTTGGATGTAGAAATTGAGGACTTTCAAGATTCTAAGATCTATTACATTCATGATTTCTATAAAGATCCAGACTCTATCAAGAGAGGTTTAGACTCTATTCAACCTGACTACTTTAAAAGACATCAGGTTGGGTCATACAATGGGATTCATTTCCATGATATGAGACATAAAATCAAAGCAATTGGTATTCCTTTTGTAACCCGTGTTCTCAATAATCTATGTGGTCAAGACCCATATGATACACGACATTTGCTTACAAACTGTCATCGATTTGAGAAGACTGATTTCAACAATTATGAGGACTACTATTGGTGGCCTCATAAAGATACTGGATATGTCGCTTTAATTTACTTCAACAAAGATGATACAGAGTGTGGAACTAATCTCTATGAATTGATTGATGATGTGGAGATTGAAGAAAGGAAAGAAACTAGAGAACACTATAATCCTTGGAGACCAAAGGATAGGTATAAGTTGTTAAAGACTATTGAACCGACTTATAATATGTGTGTTCTATTTGATGGACGTTTCTGGCATGGGATGAATATTTGTAATGATAGATATTTTGAAGAAACGAGAATCAATCAATTCGTTCAATTTGGACCTTGACATTACATGAAAACGGGAGTAAAGTAATGAAGCTGAGAAAACAAGAACAAGGTCTCGTCAAAACTGACGCACCACACTACTATGAGGTAAAGATTAAAGGTCATCCCAATGGGATACCACAGATGCATTGTGGACAAGAAAGAGATGCTATTGACATGTGTGAGAGGTATCCTGGATCTGAATATACAAAGATCTATTTGCCACATCCACCACAAACCGTGGATGTCCCATATATTAGAGTAGCTCCTGACTTGGAACTACCGATGCAACAAGTCCTACCTGAATCCGAACTAGAACCTATTGATTTAACATGACTGTAAATACTGAAGCATATCTGGAGTTTGTAAATGCCGTCACGTCGAAACCCAGTCAAGACCACGAAGCTTTTGTATATCGTATCCAAGAGCTTGAGGGTCAGGGATTTCCTTCCGAGCGATTGCTTACTGCTGCTGTAGGTATGTCAGCAGAGGCAGGTGAGTTCACTGAGGTAGTCAAGAAGATTGTCTTCCAAGGTAAACCTGTCAATGAAGAGAACCTGTTCCATCTCAAACGTGAGTTGGGTGACATTATGTGGTATGTTGCTCAAGCTTGTATGGGACTCGATACTACCATTGATGAAATCATTGAGATGAATGTTGAGAAACTGGAGTCTCGTTACCCAGGTGGTAGTTTTGATGTTCACTACTCTGAAAACCGTAAGGAGGGAGACCTGTGATTAAGTTAACTATCAATCTTCCCGAATTGGGTCTCAATAATTATGTTTTTGAGGCACAAACAGAAGAAGAACTTATTACTGAACTTGATAGACTAAATTCTGAAAACCGTAAGGAAGGAGACTTGTGATCAACCTTGAATTAGATAGACGTGATGCAATCATTTTACGTCATCATCTGTTCTTGTATACAAAGGACCATCCTGGTTTCTTCTCTGATGAAGGTATCCTGAAGATCAGAGAGATTTCAAGCCAAATAGACAAACAATTGGAGAAAGACTGTGATTAAAATTGAAATGGATGTAAGAGCTGCGGCCGCAGTTCGTGAAGCACTCTTCAGTGAAACTCAAGACTACACTTATGATCCCAAATGTTGTCCACAACGTGTGGTTGAGATTCGTAATGTGATTAATAACATTGACGAACAGATTGAACAACAAATCAACGAAGTAAAAGCACAAATCACTGAGGCAATTGAAAATGAAACTGTTAACACTTGAGGACTACAAGAAAGCTGGTGAAAACTTCTGGGAAAAGTATTGGTATGTTGCCAAAGAACTTGGTGAAGGTGCTAAGACAGAAGATATTCTGAAGGTTATGGAAACTCTTGGTGGTGTTGCTCTGAAACTGAAATTGGAAGAGAAGATGGCTGGACCATTTGGATTCAACAAAAAGAAGAAGGATGAAGTCTCTGATGAAGACCTAGAGACTAGTACAGGTGTCTAGAGTATAAATAACACTAGGAAAATAGTAATTGTAGAGAAGATGTCTTCATCAATGCGTAACTTTATGGAAGCCTATTCGGCTGTCCATAGTACAGAAGCTAGAGAAGAATTACTTTCAAAGAGAGATGAAATCGCAGAGATGGACCTCTCCATGGTTAGTGACTCCGAACTAGAGGATATCTGTGAAGAGGTTCTTCAGGAACTCTTCGAGGAGGGATATACTGTAGAAGAGTGTGAGTCGATTTTCACTACTGTTATCTCTGAAGCTAAAGTGACCTATGGTCATGATACTGATAGTACTAAAGCTAAGAAGACTGCTAGACTTGAGAAGGGTCTGAAGTCAGCTATTGGTAAGGTCAAGATGAAGGCCGCCAAGGGTGCAGTCAAGGCATATGGGGCTTACAGAGACGCTAAGGCTTCAGCCAAGATGAAGGCTAGAAGAGCTGGACAAGCCACCAAGAACATGTCAGCCCAAGCTCAGAGAGCTGGAACTGAGATGAAGGCTAAGGCTAAGTCTGGTCTCAAGAGTATGATCAAGAAAGGTGCTATGAAGGTGGCTCGTGGAGCTGTCAACGTAGCTAAGAGAATGAGTGAAGCCAAACTCGATCCCGTAGGGAAAGAGGACGGTGATGTAAACAACGACGGTAAGAAGGATTCAACTGATTCTTATCTGATGAACCGTCGTAAGGCAATCGGTAAGAACATCAGAGGTAATGACTCAGCCGCTCAGAAGAAGCGTCTTGAGAAGAAGCGTGGCATGAAACTGGATGATCATCCTCAGTTTAAGAAAGAGGAAACTGAACAGGTTGACGAACTCTACAAGGGTAAGCACGGTCAGACCGAGAAACAGTATGCTGACTCCCGCTCCCAAGGTGGTAAGATGGTTTCAGGCGACTCCAAGATGAGTGGTGCTGAATACACCCACGGTCGCAGAGTCAAGGCAGCAAACCCTGGAATGCAACCTGATGTAGGTGGTAAGACCAAACCCAAGTCTCAGGGTAAAATGGATTCTGGCACCCGTGCCGATCTTGAGTATCGTAAGGCCAATCTAAAGAAGAAGATGGGTGAGAGCTTTACAGATGCTGAATTAGATCGTATTATGGAAGTTGTTGACTCCTGGGAAGACTGATCATGAGAGCTCTTGATAAAGATTTTATAAAAAGAGCTACTAGGATTACTTCTTTTAATTTAACCTCATCTGATTTTACATCAAACGAACATAAGTTAGAAATTCAAACTTTATATCAACAACACATGTTTCCATCCTTTGATCCCTCAAAGGCTTTGGGGAGCATTACTGTTGACGGATATAATAGATTAATCAGACTTTTGAAGAACGACGATGCATCTCAATATGAAAAACTTCACAACCTAGCACTTAAAGGTGTTGGTCCTGGAGAAGCTGTGATGTATTTACTTACAAAACAAGGTCATCTCGGAGGTGGATCAAGTGCTGGGGTTGACTTAGTAAATGGACCTTCTAAGTATGAAGTAAAGGCTGCTAAGTGGAAGAGTAAGACTACTAAAGACTCAGTATCTGACTTTAAACTTGGTGGTGGTTTAGTTGGTATGACAAAAATTGAAACAGACCTACAAGAATTGGCTTTTGGACTTGATCTTAGGCCAAAGGGTTCTGCCGAAATATCTGGAAAGATATTCCAAGAAATGAAGAAAAAGGCACCTGACATATATAATGATATAGAAAAAAGGTATCAAAAACTTGCTGAGAAATATTTTGGTGGGCATGATACTATTTTTATTCAGACTGAGAAAAATCAATCAGATTTTGGTGAGATACTCGCTATAAAGAGGGTAACTGCAAAGGACATTGTGATGGAGAGATTCACTAGTAAATCAATCAAACCCATTGTCAAGATAAGGTGATTGGTTGTATAATAAGGGTTGTTAACTCCTGGGGGGACTGATGAGTTTGAACCGTAAGTATCCTTGGCCACACTTCGTTGATGAGAATGCTAAAATCGTCTACACCTATGTCGCGAGTGGTTGGCCTACTGTTATGGGTGTACCG